TCAGTCAATTTGAAGCCTGACCGTGCGGCGTTCAAATCTATTCTTGTGGAGTTTCACCCTGAGCGTGAGTTTACGCTCGACCAAATTTGCTCGGCGCTTGATGTTCATCCCGCTGACGCTGACACAGCGTTTGTTCGCCCAATGGCTATCATTGACACAGGCAACGATGAAGTGCTGGAGTGGTTGTCTTCTCGTGGCGATATTTTAGAGTCCGCTAACGCTGAAGGCTGGGTTGGGGTGGTCTGCCCTAACCACGCAGAGCATACCGATGGGCAACTGATGGGCAGATACCACCCGCTTAACCGTGCCTACTGTTGCTTTCATGGGCACTGCTCGTCGTGGGACAGCCGTACTTACCTTGCGTGGGTGGCGGAGATGGGTGGACCTAAGCACTCACACGGTCTTCGTGAAGAAATTTTAGCGGAGGTGATGCACAATGCGATTGGCAAACTCGAACCGTCTGATATGTTCAGCACTGACGCCGCCGCTATCATTGCAGAAGTTGAACAAAAGGAAATCGCACGGCTTGAGAAGGCGGAGTGGTATCAGCGCTTTGCCTACGTTATGTCTGACGATTCATACTTCGATTTGCAAAACCGTCGTGAATTTTCACGTCAGACATTCAACGCCGTGTACCGTCATGTGTCGTGCAAAAGTATCCATTCTGACCGTAAAGTTGAAGCGGCTATGAGCTTCGACGAGAACCGTCAGGTCATGGGCGCTAAGGTGCTGGCAGGTATCACCTTCGCTGCCGGCGACTCTGTCATTGCCACGCGTGACGGTGAGCTTTACGGCAACCGGTGGCGCGACGCTCGCCCCAATTCATCTCGTGGCGGAAATTTGGGCGGTGATATATCCTTATGGCTCGACCATTGCAAATCCCTCGTTCCTGACGAGCGTGAGCTCGCCCACATATGGGATTACATGGCGTTCAAGGTGCAGAACCCGCGCGTTAAGATTAACCACGCTATCCTTCACGCGGGTGGTCAAGGTATCGGTAAGGACACCATGTATGCGCCGTTCATATACGCCGTGTGCGGCCCGTATTTGCACAACTATTCTCTAATGTCTACTGACACGATTCAATCCGCGTGGGGCTATCATCTTGAAGCAGAAATCGTGGTCATTAACGAGCTTAAAGAAGCTGATGGTGCTGCGCGTCGGATGCTTGCCAATAAACTCAAGCCAGTCATCGCCGCGCCACCTGAGATGCTGTCAGTTAATCGTAAAGGGCTTGCCCCCTATAATCTCGTGAACCGTCTTGCTGTACTTGCGTTCTCTAATGACCGTGTACCGCTGTCGCTTGAATCGGGTGACCGTCGGTGGTTTGCTACTTGGAGTACGGCAGAGCGCTTACCCCCGCAGACCGCTAAAGCGATATGGAAATGGTTTAATGATGGTGGTGGGTATGACCTTATCTCTAATTGGTTGTTTAATCGTGACGTGTCGGCGTTCAACCCTGCTGCGCCTGCACCTATGACAGACTTTAAGATGTCACTGGTGCAGAATGGTATGTCGGCTGTTGAGTCATCTTTATTAAGTATGATTGTTTCCCGTGGGGGAGAATTTGCTAACGGCGTGATTGCCTCTCCTTTTCAGGCAATTTGTGAGCGAGCTGCAATGTCTTTTGGCAGTAAACAATTCCCGCCTGCTGCGCTGTTCCATGCGCTTGAAGAAGCAGGCTGGGCTGACATGGGAATGTGTGCATCGCGTTCGTCTAAGACTAAGAAGCACGTCTTCTGCGCACCTGAGTTTGCGCACATGAGCAAATCTAGTCTTCGGGATTTGGCAGAGCAAAAACCTGTTGCAAAAGTTGTAGCAATCAAATAACATACCTCTAACAATTCTCTCTAATTGTTAGTTCATGGAATTCCTCATTTATCGGCTCGGATGATTGGGGAATTTTTTTGCCAATCGGTTTCGTGGCAGAATTTTCCAAATCGTTTCGTGGCAGAATTTGACCGTTCATTAGATTTGAAATCCTGAGCCTTACCAGAATTGAAATCCTAAGCCTATCAAATGACCATCAAATAAGATTTTATTCTTTTGATTGATTGTTAGCCCGTGCTGCGCCTACTATTGAATAGGCGTATAGAATAGCTTTTTTTTGGCTTGTCACTGGTCAATTGAATGATAAGGCGTAGGATAGTATTGCTTTAAATTGTTTAGCACTATAGCGGGCATTGTAGGTCGTTAAATGGTAGGCAATAAAAAAGGCCCGTTTAAGGCCTTGCAATTGTTTGATGCAATAAAAAAGGGCGGTTATTAGCCGCCCCTTATGTTTAGTTTTCTAGCATTATTGCTAGAACGGCAAACTTTACCAGTATTAAAAAGATTATTATCATTGCATTATTTCCAGTCTATTAGTTTTATGAGCGCGTATCATCTTTTTTAACATATCCATATTTTTACTATACAAAATTAACCCGCATGGCATGTAAGCCGATAGAATATTAACGCCGTTATAATTCGCGCCGTTTATATATTCACCTTTATAAAACACCGCCCACGAACAACTAATTATATTAGCCGAGTTGCGGCGGTGTTTTAGTGTTAATTGATATTTTTCTGATATTTTCATTTTATTATTTCCAGTTATCAACGTAAATTTTAATGCCTTTTATAATGATATAAAGACACGCTACATTAGAAAAGCAACTAGCATAGACGCGATATTCTCTATCACCCACTAATGCTTTTTTGCCGGTGTTTAGTTTGCGCCCGTAGCCCGTAGCGGTTTGCATTAGCCCGCGTTCGTGATACCACATAGGCGCGTCGATAAATTCTAAATTAATTGCCATTGTTAGCCCCCCTTAGTTGCAAGTAAATCGCCGTCTTTAAATTTAATGTTTTTATAGCCATTAATTTTTAAGTCGTTAAAAACGTTTTTTAAATAATCGTCGTTATTTTCATACACTAAAGCATAGTCATCACCAATAAGAACAATATGTTTTCTATATCTAATAGCGGTTTGCGTTTTTTCTAGTAATACTTTAATTTTCATTTTGTTAAACCTTTATTTTTATTAGGTGCAAAATTACACCGCATAACGCGCGAGCTGGTCACGCGCTACACGCTGGAATCTTAAAAATGACAGTTAAAGTAGTGACCTTTTGACGAAACGTTATCAAGCATTAGTTCACGCGCGGCGTGATTCCAATCGATTGCACCTGTTAACCATGGGCTTACTTTTTCCATTTCATCAATGTAGCCCATATCGAAAGCCATTTCATACGCAAAATCACTATCACTGTCATAACTACCAATATACGCGTCCATTATTGAATCGAGTGGTATCTCACAATCTAAACCCGCGTCGATAACGTCTTTGATGCCGTCATTGCAAGCGTCGACGTAATAATAGACTTCTTGCATATCAATACATTCACGACAATAGTTTTTGTGTATGTCGTCAAAGTCTTGGAACATTAATTCCGCGTCTTGTTCGTCATTGTGCAAGGTGTAACACGCGTCGATAAATTGTTCAGCGTCATTGTAGTCGTTTAAGTCTAGCCACGCGCCCGCTATGCTGCCCTTGTTATATTTTGCATATGTTCCAACGTAAATTTTCATTTTAGTTTTATCCTTTTAGTTTCAATAATTTATAGAAGGCTTGGTGTGTTAATTGGCTATAGTTTTAAAAGCGTGTTATATGTTAAAGATGATACATCATCTTTAAGTACTTCTAATTCTAACGTGTACTCTAAGCAATCCTTGTAGTTAGCTAAATCGTTAAGCATATCGTTAACTAATAAAAAGCGTTGCTCTAATGTTAAGTGTTCAAAAGTGTTCATTGTCGTTTTCTCTCTATTGTTAGTTGTTAGCGCGGTCAGCTCACGACCGCGCTTTAAATAATGTTATTAAATAAATCTAATTTTAAATTTTAGCGTATCAATCAAGATAACTTCATTTTTGTAATCTAACGCGTTTAAGCCTTTACTTAACGCGATAATTTCAGATGATGTTGTGCGGTCAAAAGTGATGGTGTTTGCATCGCTATCAAACGCGGTAACATTTAATCCTTGATTTAAAAAGCGGGTGTATAAGCCTAATGTTTGCATGACGTTCTCTCTTTTTGTTGGTAGCCGGTCAATTTGCCGGTGATTTAATTCTACGCACCTTAAATTAGGATTGCAATACATTTTGTTGCAGTAAATTAAATTATTGTTACCAGGTAGCAAAAAACGTCATTTTGTTGGTATTGGTGGGTATAGCGTTGTCATTCTAATGTGATGCTGACTGACTACGTGCAACGCCGCGCCGCTGTAAGGCTGGGCGGAAGTGTTGTCAGTTGTTGGTAGTATATTTATATAAAGATATGAATTATATAATATACCATAATAATAATAAGGTATATAATAATATTTATAAAAGGTTCTGAATGTTGTTATGCCAACGACTGACTACAATCGCGCTACGCCACGCCACCATTGGGCGGAGGCGTAGGCAGTCGCTATTGTTTTCAATGCCTACCGATACCCACGCGACTGCCTACACTTTTAAGCAATAAACAGCAGGGCAGACAGCAGGGCAGACAGCAGGGCAGACAGCAGGGCAGACAGCAGGGCAGACAGCAGGGCAGACAGCAGGGCAGACAGCAGGGCAGACAGCAGGGCAGACAGCAGGGCAGACACCTTGCAAGCCTTATAAATCAAGGGCTTAGACTTTATTATAGTATTGAACACTTAGCCTTGAATCCTCTGTAGCCCGCGTATTTCGTGGCTTTCAGCGTTAGGGGGGGGGTAAAATAAAATAAAAAAGCGCAGGCGGGGAGGACTTGACAAGACGACTGGCAGGCCTACCATGTCTAGTAGAAGCATTTTCACATATAGTAGAAGCATTTTCATATATACCGTCAAATAAATGACACATAGTCAAAATATTGACGCATAGGGGGGGGCGTTCAATTCCGAAGGTGATGCAAAACATTCACAGACAAAAAAGTCATTTCCATATATATTATAAATATTTTTCACAAGCTAAGGATTCATGCGACCATGCAATCATTTCCATATTCACCAAGAGAGTTAAAAGTGACAGAGGCGCGTCTAAACGCCATTTACGATGCGTCAGCGCTTGGGCTAAAGGGTGACAAGCTCGCCCTCGCTGCGGGGCTACTTCCGAGCGAATATCGGCAGCTGTGTCAGCTAGACCCAAACGTCGAGTTAATGACGATGAAGGGCGCTGCCGACGCAGAGGCGCAAATGGCACAGGTGCTAAAAGACGCCGCGCTAGGGGGCGACACGAAAGCGGCGTTAGCCATCCTTCAAAACGTCCACGGGTGGGCAAGCGCTAAAGAGCAAAATAGAGTGGCGTTTGGTATCACTAATGCGGACGGCACAGCGGCAAGCCTTGTCATAGGATGGGAGTCATGAAGGTTGTCATACCCTATAAACCAAGAGACGTATTTCGACCACTCCACGCAAGAAAAGAAAGATGGGCAGTTGTGGTTGCTCACAGAAGGGCGGGCAAGTCGGTAGCGTGTATTAACGAATTGATAAAGTGTGCTTGTATGGACTCTAGTGGAGATGGTAGGTATGCCTACATCTGCCCATACTACTCACAGGCAAAACAAGTAATCTGGGATTATTGTAAGACGTTTACAAAACCCATACCCAACATAAAGGTGAACGAAAGT